CACCCCGTTGTGCCTAGTAGCAATCGTCTTAGGTGGAGAGTGGCGTAAACGGTTCACTTAACCACTGGCATATGCTAGGGCAAAGTCAGGAGAGACTATAATTCTCCTTGGAGTTCATCCCAATCAAGTTGAACACTGATCTAAACTGGTACGGATCAGTATGTATATATTTTCCCAGTGGCTAATGGCCTTATGTTAAGAATTATGGATAATTCAAAAAACAATGGTGGTAATCCACTCACCGTGTGGGGTGCTCCCACACATGCAATGTTTCATTTAGAAACACAATCCAGTAATGGAACAACAACAACCGTACATGCATCAAACTCGATGCATTCTACAATCGAAGGTGATAATGGATCTCGTATTTTAGCTACAGATGATGGTTTTTCAGCCGATGCAGATATTGGTAAATTTCTGAGTCGCAAAGTTAAGATTGCAACGTATCAATGGGCAGTTGGTGCCCATCTCGCGTATAACTTTGCACCTTGGAATTTATTTCTTGCGAATGCAGCTGTAGCGAACAAATTACAAAATTATCAGCTAATCAAAGGTGACCTTAAGCTTACGTTTTATGTTAATGGTACTCCCTTCCACTTGGGGATGCTCATGGTTAGTTACAATTATTTAGGAGCAGGTTCTGCAGTAGTGACAATTGGGGGTGACACCCAACTTGTTACACGCTCACAACGACCGCACCTATATTTAAATGTTTCTACAAATAAAAGTGGATCCTTATGCTTGCCTTTCTTTCTGCCTACTAACTATTTATCACTCACGTCCCCATTGTTCAATTCAGCAGGTATTGGAACTTTGAATCTGGACTCTTTTGCAGCCCTAGCTCAGATCAATGCTGGCACTGATACTGTAACAATTACTGTATTCGCAGAAATGTTGAATGTTAAACTTATTGGACCAACAATGGTCGCTGTTTCTTTGGCAGGACCAACAACAATTCCCTTTGATATGTTTGTTGTGGAACCGCAGTCTGATGAGTATGATAATACAGGGGTGATATCAGGACCAGCTTCTGCAGTTGCTGATTTTGCTGGAAAGTTAACAAACGTTCCAGTTATAGCTCCTTTTGCCTTAGCAACGCAAATTGGGGCTACAGCAACTGGCAATATCGCTCGCTTGTTTGGTTATTCAAAACCTGTTCAGATTGCGGACGTACAGCCCATGCGTAATTATCCAGTTAGTAGTCTAGCATTAGTTGAAGGAGCTGATACCTCCCAAAAATTAACTATGACTGGTAAGGCAGAATTGAGTATTGATCCCAATATTAGTGAACTAGATTCTACTGATGAATTATCAATGGAATATATTGTAACTAAGGAATCTTACATTACACAATTCTCATGGGATGTTACAGATTTGGTTGACACTACTCTTTTTGCAATGGACGTTGATCCTATGGCTGAGAGAAGGGCAGCTGTCTCAG